AAAGGTACAACCAGGTACATCAATATCAGGTGGTTTTGCAATATTTATATAATGTTGGCTATATGGTTCTGGTATATCAGGTACATATATTTCTGGTATATGTATCTCAGGTATTTCCATTAAATAGGCAAAGACTTACCAGTAACAGATGGCAATTTTTTATTAATCTGTCCAGGTAATATTTTTTGTACTTCTTGCATTACCTCATTCATAACTTTAGTTTTAAACTGTGGCGAAGAAAAGTATCTGTATGCGAAATAACCACCTCCAGCCATTGACGCAGATAACAAGAATGAGAGAATAGATAATGCTTGTGTTATTTTTGTAAACATGATTAAATTTGCGATACTAAAAGCACTATCTTTTACAAGTGTGCTTGTATTACTGCTTATTGTAGCCCTATCCCCTCTCTACGTCACTATGGGTATAATGACAAGACAAATGCAAGAAAAGGTTAACTAGATTTATCTGCTATTAATTTTGCTTTCCATGCAGTTTTTACATCAGTAGTCCATACAGCGTTGCAAATTGCTTGAACTTCTGCGGGTTCTCCTGATATATCAGTTTCGACTAAATTATCTGAGGCATCTAAATTGCCACATTGCATTGCATACCTTTCAAAAGTTCTAGTTATTTCAACATTGTCTTTTTTGATAACTGTTGCTTTACGAACTTGTACCGCCTTATATTGACCAACAACTTCTATTTTGTCATACTCGATTGACTCTGTAAGTGCCATTAGGATTAATCTCCGATTAAAACAGATTTAGGCTTAGTTTTAAGACGTAGCTCGGTCTATGTAGTTGGATATGTAACTGTAAACATAATATCAAAACTCGTATCATTATTCACACTAATATTTGCACTAGAACCAGCATTATCTCTATTGCCTCTTATTTGCATATCATTATTGTTTCTCTCTACAAAACAAATGACATCTACTATATCATCAGGAAAATTAAAATCTTCAATCATAATAGAACCAACAGAACGGTATGCTCTGTTATCACCACCACCAACTGTGAATGGTAAATTGTTTATAAACCAAAAACCACTACCACCAGAACTGCCTGTTATTTGTGTATGTCCTCTTACAGTAACTTGATTTCCTATTTTTACATAAGACGCTGCGTTATAACTACCATAACTTGTTGTGCCTAAAGCAGAAGCACCTCTCCAATCTGGAGTCCAAGTTCCTTCCTCATAGTCCGTAAAAAGCTCAGAATCTCCTGTGCCAGATGTTGCACTAAAATCTATACCATGTCCAGAAGTTCCAATAACTAAATTTCCGTCAGCAATAGTTAGATTTGTCGTTCCATCTGTTGTACAGTTATTAAGTTTTGATCCACTTGCTAAAGTACAAGTTCCGTTTGAATTATCAACAGAAATAGCAGCAGCACTAGCTCCTACCCCTTTTATCGAATTTACCTTGATCTCTGACATAATTTAAGCACCCTCCAATGCAGTTACCCTTGCAGCAAGGGCTGTTAAGTCTGTTTGTAATTTAGCTTTTTCTGTTTCTAATGTTGTAACTTTCGCTGATAATTCTTGAATTGCTTTTACAAGTACTGGTGTTATAAATTTTTCATTTACTCGTAGAGTATCTTCTATTTTTACTCCTTCAACTTCTACAGTTCCATTAGCACCAAACTGACTAATTAAATTTGTATCTACAGTTTTAACTTCCTGAGCAATAAAACCATATAAAGTTTCTTTTTCTTCATCACAAAACCCATCTATCCAATTAAATGAAACAGGTCTTAACGCATTTATAGATGTCAAACCTTTATCTAAGGTAACAATATTCTTTTTAAGTCTTTCGTCAGAGGCATTATAAATATTAGAACCACTTGGAGCGCCGATATTTCCAGACGTATCAATAATCATACGATCTGAGGTATTAGTATTAAATCTCATACTGTTATTACCATGTCCATATTTAATAGAACCAATATCATCATCTTCTGGATCTCCAAACCTAATACCACCGATTGTGTTGTTAGGTGTAAGTATTTGAAGGTATGTTTGCCCTCCACCGCTAATAGAAATTGGATTTCTAGGATCAGTTGGTGTTGAGGTTACAGTTAACTTATTGCCATCAAAAGTTGCATTTGCTTCTCCTTCTAGTGTATTAGCAGTACCAGAGCCAGTTATAATTCTATTATCTGCGTTGTTGTTTATTGTCGTACCAGAAACAGTAGCAAAAGCCAGTTGACCACTAGCATTTGTGGTTAAAGCTTGCCCAGATGTTCCGTCTGCCACTGGTAATTTGAATTCTACGTTTGCATTTCCTGTTGTAGATGTTGGTGCTTCTAGACTTACTGACCCACCACCTGATGCTGCGTTTAGTTTAATCTTTGCTGTCATGGTTTAGGATATTTGTCTTTAATAGTTTTGATAGTAGCCTTCCAAGCATCTATTCCTTCATTATATATCTGATCGAATTGATCTTCAAATTTTGGATATTCTGCCCTTCTTTTAGATTTATAACTATCATTTTCTAGATCCCATGCAGCTTGTAATGCAGCAAGACCATCTGTACATTGTTTTTCTGTAGGTTTAGAACCTCCATCATGCACTACAAGATTTGCATAAACTTGATTGCTTGAGTCACTAAATCCAAACCAACAACCAGAACGAACTGTAACTAAATAATCCATTATATGATTTGGCCTTCCTGTATTTAAATCCATTATGTATCTCCTAAACGAATGAAAGTAACATAAGTCAGACCTACGGCTGTATTACTTCCAACAAGTTGATTGCTACTAGAAGTTGCGGCTCTAAATTTTACTTTAACATTACTTGTATTGGTCACATCAATAAGGGCTGTAGGGCAAACACTGCCAAAAAAACCATTAGAAACTGAAATGTGTGCTGATGATTGCAAGCCATAATTTGAATTATCTTCAGTAGCTAATATTTGAAATTGAGTAGTTCCACCTGAACCATTAGCATAAATCATTGCGTTAAATAAAACATGATAAATTCCTGTAGAGGGAAAAGTCCATGTTGCACCTGAGAATGACATTCCAGTACCTAATTTACCAAATCCATCATTAGCAGTATTTGGTCTTGCCCAATTAGTACTAAGGTCAGTAGCAGTAGAAGCGGTTATATCTGCGGTTAACTGAAACAAATCAGCTTCAGTTATTCCGCCACCTATTCCAGTCAAGCCAGAACCATCACCACTTAATCCACTATTGGTAATTGATAATCTTTCAACACCACCAGTTGCAAACTTAATAGTGTCCGCAGAAGGAAATGTTATACCTGTATTGCTATCTGTTCCTGTTAATGCTGGTGCAGAAACTGATCCATCAACTCCCGAAATACCAGTAGTGCCGTTAATGTTTAATGCCATAATTAAAGAATAACAAGGATTGCACCAGATGGCACTGTTACAGTTACACCTGAGTTTATTGTAGGGCTAACTGTGTGTGCGTGTTTTCCAGTTGATAAAGTGTAAGAAGTTGTAACTGCTTGATCCGATTCAAAGAATACTTCATCACTACCTCCTCCTGTAGCTCCAGCACCGCCCCCCACAGCAGCAAAAGCAGAACCATTATATATTTCAGCACTTCCTAAAGTACTATTCCATCTAAAGTCTCCTGTTGAAGGGGAACCAGGTCTTTGTGCTGTCGTTCCAACAGGTATTTGTAATGCTGTAGTGTAATTATGTACAACATCTCCTGTAAAAGTTGCCCCTGCAACTGGAGCAAGACCTAAATTTGCTTGTGTAATATTTCCAATAGTTGTAAATGTACCTGTTCCAGAAGATACAGAAGTACATATTTTTAATAAATTAGTGGTTGAATCTATATGAGGTTGAAACTGTGCTACATTACCAGCACCAGAAGGATCTCCACTTGCACTATTTATTGTTCTTAATGCTGTAAAAATATCATTTATCCCTGCACGAACTTGAGCGCCTGTTCCATTAGAGACATTAAAATTATTATCTGTTTCTTTTGTTGTACTATTTACTCTTGCCATTTCTGGAATATTTTATTTTATTTTATCATCCCTTACCAAATCCGACAGCCTGATATGTAAAATTCCTATTAATAGAAGCATTCGATATATCTTTGAAGTGTACTGTGAAACCGCTACCTGTGATGCTGGAAAGCTCAAAATAATCACCACTAGCCATGTTTTGTGCTGTTATTCCAATAGAAGGTAAATTTGAATTTACGCCACCAATAGCAGAAGTACCAGTAAAGAACGGATTTGTGAATGTAACAGCTTTTGCCCCTGCCCCAGAAGCAATAGTTGTTGTGCTTTGTTCAGTTCTTCTTTGAAATGAAGCTGTATAACCTAATTGAGATACTTTTATATCTTGGTCAGGATCATTACTTGTTAAATTTACTTTAAATTTAAATCCTCTTCCTTTGTATGTACCATTAGCAAATGTTTGAAATGCTGTATATGTTGGTGATCCTGATGATGGATTATCTTGTGTAACTGCTACTAACATTTCTGCATTTACTTTTGTAGCTACAGCACCATCAAAATCAACTCTTGCATCTATATCTGAAATTGAATCAAATAAATCCGATGGGAAAAATGCTTCTGTTAAAAAATGTCGTTTTAAATCAAGACTAAATACTGAGCCTAAATCAAGAAAAGATGTACCTGCTGCTCCACCAAACTCATATGTACCTAGTGGTGCAATACCTCCTAAATCATCAACAGAACTTACTACATCAAAATCTGTAACGGCATCAAACAAACCTACACCTGTTAAGTTTAAAGAATTTGTTGGAACATCAAAAGCTACATTAGTTTTTGTTCCTTGAAATTTAGGTGTATCTAAATCTTCTCTTCTTGTTACAGCAATTAAAGGGGCAAGATTATCTGGTAAATCTAAAATTACACTAGTTTCACCAACACTAAACCTACCACCATCATCTTGTGCTTTGAGTATGTACTCACCCTCAAGATACGGTACATCCGCAAATGTAGAGTTTCCTGGAATTGCCTTTACTAAATCAGTAGCATTTGAAAAAGTACCAGTTCCGTCACTTTTTGTTGTGTGTCGAACATAAATTAATCCACCATGAGTGACATCTAAATCTGTTGGTAAATCCCAACGTAATCTTACAGTTTTGCTGCTTATAGGCTCTGCTGTTAAATTAGTAATATTAGCAGGTACAGCAGTTTTTCCTAGAGCAGTAAATGTAAATGTTTGTGGTTCTGCTGAAGGTTCTAATGCAGCATTTATACTAAATAATCTAAATTCATATACACCTTTTAATGAATCCATAATTTCGATTTCATTATTTCTAACTCGTGCTGTTTGAAAATTGCCATCATCTAATCGAAATTGCAATTCATATGCTATTGCCCTTGGTACTGCATTAAAACTTATAGTTAACTTTGTTCTTGCAGTAGTACCTTCTACAAAAAATTCTTCAATAACATTTGGGTTTGAAGGTGCATCTACAAGTTGGTTTAATACTGTTATGTTTCTTACAGGTAATGGTGAACCATCCTCAATAAAACTATATTTAGCAGAGTTATAGGCAACACCAGTTATTGTGTATTTATCTTTATCCTCATTAACACCTACAACTCTCCACTGTGTTGTTTGTAAAGTGTTATTTTGTAATATCCAAACACTGTTTGAATTTGGTGCAGTTGAAAAAGCTGAAGAAACTGTAATGACAGCGCCAACAATACTACTTACATCTTTTGTTTCAACAGACCCATCAGGCATAACAACACTTAATGTTGGATTATTTGTATCGTCTAAATCTGTTGCTGATGTATTATCAACAGTAATAGTTGTTGTAGTAGCAGAATTAATTCGACCACCTCGCCTTAGACCTGCCCTAACAGGATCGCTTACTTCGATAACTTGACCAGGTCTTACAACAACACCCTCTGCTAGTCCAGTAGCAAAACTAATTGTCTCAGTAGAATTTTGCTCTTCAAATAACATAAATCTAGCTATTCTTCTTGCCTGATTTCTAGAGCTACAACCAAATCCTGTTATTTTTTTTTGAATAATGCCATATTTATTTTTTGCAGACGTATCCTCAACAGTTTCAAAATTTAATTCTTGATTTTCCATGTCGAAATATGACACAGAAACAACATTTGATCTTGTTTTTAAGCTTGTACCTTGGTATGTAAATCCTTCTTCAGCTACATTAGACAAATTAAATAAATATGATGGATCAGTAGGTCTATCTTGAGACAAAGTAAGAGAACCTGCTGTCCAAAATGTCATTCCTCTCATTATTGAACTTAACATCATAATAGTTTCATATGCATCCTCTCTTTTTTGTAGAACTGTATTGCAAGAAAAACGTGGTTCTTGTCCACCCTCGCCATTATCTACTAATTCAGAACAATATACAGAAGCACTATAAAAAGCAAATTTATCAAGTTGAGCCTCAGTTATATGATCCCCTAGCCCAAAACGTGTTTCCGTGAGTAAGTTAAATAATATCCAACTAGGATCACTTGTCCAATGTGTTGTAGTGGTAAGTGTTCCATTAAAAGTACCTGTATATATTAATCTTCCATTTGTTTGATCTACAGTTGCATTATGAGGTATCTTAATTTTTACACCACGAATCTTATACATACGAGGAGGTATGCTTGGAAATTGTTGAGCATCAAAACGCAAATACAAATGAGCTATATCTGGATAAGGTCTTTGTTCATCTATTATTCTTGTCAAAGATGTCCAAGAAAAAGTATTAGTTCTTGTTGTTGTACTATTGTCTGGTGAAGTTCTTCCAACTGTAACTTGTATTGGAAAAGATGTATTTTCTTCTAAATTTATTTTATAACTTCTAGAATATGCTGTTCTTGATTTACCCCTAGTCCTTAATTCTGGATTTGTAGTTTCGTTAAAAGTAGTAGTTGTACCGTTGTTTTGTGTAATAGTTATAAAAATGGCAGCAGTGCTTCCTAAATTTTTTCCATCCTCTTGATTTATATTTACTAAAGCATCAAAACGTATTGTTATTCTTATTGCATCTATATCTGATTGTGTTATTGTTCTGGTTGCTGATTGTGCATTAGTAATAGCTACACCAACATTTTCTTCAGTTTCAATTTCACTTATTGCTTTTATGAATGTTTGATTACTTGTGCCAAAACGTGGTTCAAATTTAATCCTTTGAAAATTAAAATCAGAATCTAATATATTATTAGGATTTGCACTAGATTTTATTATTGGTGTTTTTCCTAGATACACATCTTTAAGTGCAGCTTTATTATAAGCAACAGTACCTTTTGTTAAACCTGCTGCTGAAGGAAAACCCTCTATTTCACCTTCTGAAATAACCTCTATTATATTAACTGCTTGTTTACTTTCTACTGCATCTCCATTCCTTAAGGAATTTATAAGACCAATTAAACCTGTAGTTTGATCAGAATCACCAGGATCACCAGAAACAAAACCAGAACTACCAAAAAAAGGCATAATATTCTCCTATAAAATGTCTTCTGTATCTATACCAGCAGACACAACTAATGAACCTGTAAATATTTCACCATATACAATAGGAATAGCTATACCTGCCCTACTAGTATTTTGTACACCATTAAAAGAAAAATTACGTTCTTGAGGATCATCTGAAACTGCTGGTGGTTTTGGCATAGGAAAAAGCATTTCTGTTGCCCCAGAAAGCATTAAACTTGTACCAATTCCAGTAACTATAGTTCCTAGTCCTATTGAACCAGCACCAAGTCCAAAAGTACCAATTGCAGCACCACCAAATCCTCCTGTTGCAATAACAGCACCAACAAGAATAGCACCTGTTATAAATCTTCCAATACCTTTTCTAGCACCAACAACTACAGGCACTATTTTTATTTCTTGACTACCAACAGGTATATTAAGATCATTATTTGTAATATCATATGTACCAACTTTTATACAATAATTTTGTTGCATAGCATGAGCCTGTAACTTCGGAAAATTTGCTATTAAAAATTTAAAAGCTTCTATTGGTGATTTTACTTCAGCATAAAAACAACTTTGACCTAAAAATCGTGCTAATCTACCATATACTTTAATTTTACTAAGCATAACGATACCTCTTTATAGTACAGTTTATATAGTCTTCATTGTAAGCCTCTCTACAACTAAGTCTTTTAATACAATGATGAAGAATAGTTTGATTACCTATATATAAAGCAACGTGATCTAATTTACCTGTTTGAGTTGTATCCATAAGTAAAACATCTCCCTCCTCTAAATCTATCGTATTTTCTAATTCTACAAAACCTGTTAATGGTAAACCGTGTTCAAACAATGGTTTTTTACTAAATTCTTTTGGACTTTTTGGTCTATCCCAATGCCTTAAATGTATATTCTTTTTTTCTTTATACCAATCCTCTATAAGACTCCAACAATCTTGCACACCCCATACCCATTGTCTTCCAATTAACCCTTTTTTATATCCTGATGGCTCATAATATGACCAATTTCCTGTTTCTGGTGTAACTATATAAAAAGGTAAATCTAAATACTCACAACTTGCTAAGTCAGCATCACTAGCTGTTGAAGGTTGATTTGGATGACTGTGAACAACTGCAATAATTTCAGCCTTATCTTCAACATCTATCCAATCATCAGGATCAATAATGAATTGATCACCTTTATCTTCAGCAATATTATTACATGGATAATATTTTTCCTTACCTTTATATATAGTGAGCAAACCACAAGCTTCATGTGGTGCATCTTTTTTTGCGTGTTCTATTGCAAAATTTTTCCAATTCATCCTAAAAATGCGCCAATGCCAGGGAAAATAGATCTCGTTGCAATTCTTTTTGGTAATTTTACATTTACTAAATCTAAAGCTGATTGTAATTCCCAACTAACAACATTTCTGTTTTCTGCAACTTTACGATCTAAAAAGTAAATTTCTTGTGGAAACTCGGCAGTTGGATCAGGCGTACCAAATGGATTCGTATTACCTGTAAAGTTAACAGCATCTAAAAAACGTGCTAATGTTCTTATTCTTGTAAACTTAGCCCCATTTAAATCATTACCATGTGTTGTCGTATTAACATCTTGTATTATTGCAGTTATGGTTCCAAAAATATTACTTACACTAATTTGTGGTCTTGGTAATGTTCCTGACGATCCAAACTCAAAACCAGAGCATTCAATAGGAAATCTTAGATAAGAATTACCAGCCCATACAACTTCTCCATTTGCATTTGTATTAGCACCATTATGAAAACGATATATACTATTAGAACCATGTAATGATGTATTTAGTTCAATACTAAACAATTCAATAACTGCTCCAGGATTAATAGATTGTAGTTCAGATACTGGTACTGCCATTATGGTTCAAATACTTGTCTAAAAGTAGCTCTTACAGTTGCTCTGTTAGCATAATTAAAATCTTTACTATAACCAGGTTCAGCTACAAATTTATAAGAAGTAGATTCATTAGGTGGTGTATAATCAAAACTTGCAGAATCTTCAGCCCTATCATCTAAAAAATCTACAAGTGTATTTGCTTCTGTTAATGTTATATTAGTCCAGGTTAATCTATATATTTTTGGATTTTGATTAAGTCCAAAAGTAACTCTTTGTTCGTATCCATCACCAAAAACAGTTATTCTTTGATTTGGTTTTTGTTGTACATTAATAGGAAATGATGCAACAGGTGTAGTTGGAAAAGTAGCCATTTACCTTGTTTTTGAAAGTATACCACCAGGGCGTTGTTGTTTAATAATTTCACCCTGTACTGCTGCTGCTATTAATGAACCCATTTGTTTAGCATCATCTTCACTACCTTGTACGTCAGTACCTGATGCATCAACATTTACAACAACACTTGTAGATCCGCTACCAGTAGCCTCTACACCTAAACGGCCTTGTTTTGTTCTCTTCAAAGGCATAATAGCCTCACTACCTGCCTCACCCATTAATCCAATTCCATTCTTAAATGGAAAAATAGTAGGAGAATGTACTACACCTCCTCGTGCAAATTTTTGTATACCATTTTTTCCATATATATTACCTAATGCATTTTCTACTGCACTTGAGGCTGTATCGCTAGGTACAACACCTCCCTTACTAAAACTAAATCCAAATGCAGACATCAATGGTTTCATGATAGTTTGTCTAATAATGATTCTTGTCATATCAGCAAGAATTGATCTAGCAAAATCTGAAAAATTCATTTTTCCTGTAGTAACAAAATTTACTAAGGCATCTTCCATACCTTTAAATGCATTTACAGTTACATCTTGTATTTGTTTACCAACATCTTTAATACTATCTAAATAGCTTTGCATACCTGCTTTTACATTATCACCAAAAGCATCATTTAACTCTGTTTTTAATTGAAATGTTGCATCTTTTGCTCTTGTTGCATTTTCAACAAACTCATCAAATTTAGGAGTACCAAAAACCTCTTCTATTGTTAAGTTTTCTTTACCTTCAAATAGTTTTGTTAACTCATCTTTGTAATCGAATACAGGTTGTAAAGTATCTTTTATTGCATCTTGATTACCCTCACTAAGTTTTATCCTAAAGTCAAAATCTTGAAAGTTTTGTATAATATTGCCTAACCCTGGTATTTTTTTAAATGCCTCTAAGGTGTCACTTAAAGCATCGAGCATTGCGTTTACCATCTCAGCAACCTTATTAAAGGCTTTTGTAATATTACCAACAAAAAAATTAAATACACCTGATACAACGCCAAAAATATCTGAAGCTACTTTTTTCAAGACACGACCTACACCTTGAAAAATATTAACAATATCAGTAATACTTTTTTTAACTATATCCTTATTTTTATTAAAAAATTTAAGTGTATTTGTTGTTTGATCTTGGAACAAAGCACCTATATTAGCAAACAATCCTCCAAAATTATCTTTAAAATTAGAAAATTCAGTAGCTAGTCTATCTCCAGCAGCAGCAGGTGATGTTGCTAGTATTTTTGCGTTTTCTCCATATTCATTAAATAATAATTTACTGAATCCTAAAAAGTCTTCTAAAGTAACTTTCCCTTGTTCTAACGCTTTATCTAGTTGTGCAGGTGTCATATCCATAGACTTAGCAAATAATGTAAAAGCCCCAGGCAAGCGTTCACCGAGTTGTTGTCTAAGTTCTTCTGCCGATACCTTACCTTTTGAGAATACCTGTGCAGTTGCTACCATTGCTGATTTCATATCTTCTAACGATCCACCAGTACCTCGTATACCAGAAGCTATTGATAAAAATACTTCTTCTGCATCTTTAACAGACATACCTGCACCAGTAACTGATGCAGTTAATGCTGTAAATTGTCTAACAATGACATCTTGCGGTATTGCTAAATCTTGACTTGTTTGTGCTAAGAATTTTTGTGCATTGTTATATTTTTCTGTGTCTTTTATAACCAGTTTTAATGCCAATCTTTGTTTTTTCAATTCAGCAGTATATGAGCCTATTTCACCCAGTGATTGTCTAGCACCACCAAGAGTTGCACCAACAGTACCACCAACAACAGCACCTGGCAGCCCACCAAAAACTCCACCAATAGCAGCACCTGCAAACCCTTCTGCTCCACCAAAAATACCAGCAGCACCTATAGCTCCAGCAGTTTTTGCTGCACCTCGCAACCTACCACCCATTCCACGACTAGCAGTTCTTTGCATCTTTCGTAGAGATCTATCTAATCTATTTGCCTCTCTTGTCGCTTCTCTAAACTCACGACTACTTACATCTACTTGTCTAGCTAATTCCCTATAGCCATTTGACAAAGCTCTTGTATTATTTATGCTTTTTACTTCTGTTCTTTCTTTTTGTTTTAGTTCTTTAATTAATCCTCTAACACTTATACCTGCACCTTTTGCACCTTTATTTAATTTTGATAAACCACTACTAAGTCCTCGAAGATTTTGTAAACCTTCTGTTTGAAATACAACTTTTAAATTAGTAGTTTTATCTGCCATTATTTTTTATCCTTCTGCATAAGTTTCAATGCTTCGTACTCCATTACCTGTATTCCTTCAAACATAGCAACAGAATCTTTAACTGTATATATTTTACACAAGTATTCCAAAGATTTATAGTTTATGCCAGTTAATCCAGCCATACTGACATACCATTGCGTTGATAACTTCCAAAACATATTAACAATCATTCTATTTTCTTCCCAAACAATACAATCTATATTCCTTTTATTTTGTTGTTCGGCTGCGATTTGTTCTTCTGTTGCACCAAATGCTTTTAATGCTTCTACTGTTTCATCTATAACATCACCTTGTACCCAATACCTCGCAACCTCTCTTAGTTTTTTTCAGAAGCTCCTTTCATACTTTCACCATAGGCATAGATTATTGCTTGCACAATATAGTGATTATCCATTATTGCTTCTAAATTTTCATCACTAAAAGGTATATCATTACCTTCTTCATCTTTGATACCAGACCAACCAACTACAACAGTTTTGACAAAATTGTCATCACCACCATCAATCATTTTATCGAAATCTTTACGACTAACATTTTTAAATTTAGCCGTAAATGTTTCTTTTTTAAATTTACCTTTGTAAGGTGTCTGAACAGTTACATCCCAATCGTATTCAGTAACTTTTTTAAAGACTAATGGCATAAGTTAGGTCATTACTATACTTAGCTCATTATTACCTGCTGTTGTAGGTAATGCCAAGTACGGTAGGTTTAGTGCGTTTACACCACCAGTATCAGCACGAGTAACTCCTGTAATATCTGTTTGTGGAACATTAACAGTAATAATGTTACCAGCAGTCGATCCAAGAACAATAGAAGTATTACCTGTGGCAGTAGCAACAGCTTTAGCAAAGTAATCTGTTGTAGCTCTAACTGGCTCTTCTATAACAGCAGTACCACCAGGCGCACGATTAGTAATCAATACCTCTTGACTAGATGCTGTTTCTTTATAAAGCACCTCATTGTTAAGAGCTAAATCAAATGATTCTATTCTCTGTGAGGTAGCACCATGAAATGTTGCAGTGGTAATGTTTGTGTCGTTTACTTCTAAAGCTGCTGATTGATTAGCAACTGTAAATGTACCTGACATCGCTGTGCTGTCTGGTGCATTATATATACCAGTAAATTCAAAATTTATTTGCGCAAACTGACCTGCTGCCATTGTGATAGTAGCTGTGCCTCTGCATCCTGTTATAACGTGCCTTGTAGCACCATAAAAACAAAGAATAGTACAACTAGAAAAAGAAGAACTGACAGGAGCATAAGTAACACTAGTTGAACTAGCTATAGTCTCGGAAAGTCCACAACTTTTTAGTAAAGGTGATAAAGCACTTGCAGTACCTGCTGCACCTGATCCTGACAACTCAGCACCAAATGATACTGCTACACGTTTGTTAGCAAGTAATGTGCCTTGTGTACTATTGCCTAAGAATCCTTGGAAGGTAGGTGCTTGTACGTTATCAG